GTTGGCGATCACGTTGCGATCCACAACTCACCCGGGTTCCGGTTCCGCGGTCACCTGACACCGAGTTCTGGGGCTGTCGTGCCCGGTTCACCCCTGTGTCACCGTGGTGATGCGTCCGGGAACCTCGAACTCTACCTCGGCCCTACCACGTCCGTCGTATCAGGCACCGGTGTCCCACTGGTCCTTGCCCGGTCGCTTGAAGCCGTAACTCCCGGTACCAGTTATGCATCCTGTGTATGCTGGATGGAGTGGTTATAATGTCGAACGAACTCTATACCCTGACCCGCCAGTTTGACAAGGCGATCGTTCCTGTCCTGCGCGAAACCCCGTCCGCAATGAGCCTGCTCCCCCTGAACACCGATTACCGCGGTCTCGGGAAATCCGCTGTCCGTATCATGGGTTACGCAACCCGGGCCGGCAGCCACATCGGATATGAAATCATGCAGACCGCCGGCGACGGTGTGGACATCACCGGATTCGACACCAAAATCATGGTCATCCAGGATGACGCCACTATCAAGCGCACGGACTGGGAGGCATACGTCGAGAACGGCGTGCCGATCGCGTCCGATATCGCCATGGATATGACGGGCAACAACCTCGCCGCGATCGACAAGATCATCTATAATGGATGGACTTTCGACGCCACCACCTATGATGTCAAAGGTCTCTACCAGGTTGCGGGAACCTCTGCGACCGGTGCCGGCACTGACACGTTCGGCAATGCCCTCAAGTCCGTCCAGGCTGGTATCACTGCGCTCGAAGCACAGGGAGTCTATTCCCCGGGCCATATCCTTGCCCTCCATGCAGACCAGTACTCAGAAGTCATGGCCTCGATCAGCTCGGGTGTCCGTGAATATGAGGAAGTTCTCAAGGCGCTCGGCACTGGTGGCCGGATTGTCAAGAACAGCAACCTCACCGCAACCTACGGCCTGATATTCCCGTCCCCGCTCGACGTGAACCGCAAGTTCTTCGATATCGTCGAGACCGTCCCGCCCATGCACACCGCATGGTTCCAGGGAGGCAACACCCAGACCGGTGATATCTGCGTAAGGCAGCTCACCCGTCTCGGAGTCCGGTTCAAACACCAGAGCTCGTCCGGTACCGGGACCGATGTGGCAGTCTGTAAGATCTCCAGCATGTGAGGCGGGTCCCCATGACCCACCTTATTTGTTTGATCCAGGCGGCCAACCTCAAGGACCGGAGATGCATCCGGTTTAACGAGCAGTTTGAGACCGATGAAGTCGAAGCGGAGATCCTGATCCGTGGCGGGATTGCGAAAGCGGCACCTGTAAAGAAGGAGCCGGTCGTAGTCGATCCCCAGATGGAACCCTCCGATCTCTACCAGAAAGCCCAGGATCTCAAGGAGGAATCCGACGATGGCATGCAGCAAGCCGAAGAGACCGCCGAGACCAAGAAAGTAACCCCGAAGAAAAAGGGCCGGTGATCTGAATGGCAGCGGCAGCAGTCTCGAATCCATTCCCCAACTACACGTTCCCGGAAACCCTTGATGCCAGTGGGAACACTACATCATGGGTAGAATGTGGGAACTGGAAGAACCACACCATCACGATTACTAATCCGTCCCACACCCTGTTCACCGTCAAGGTTGAGGGGTCGCTGGACGGGACCGCCTTCTTCGGTATCGACGCTTCTGGCAACTCAGCACCCGATTCATCCGGCAACATTGCATTCACCAAGATCGCAACCTACGCGATCACCGTCAAGAACACCCCGCTGGCCTATATTCGGCTTGCATTAGTCAGCTACTCTGGCGGTGCCACACTCGGCGGGTTCACCTGTAAATATCGCGGTGGTTGATCATGGCAGAGGCCCGGGCACCCCAGATCCGCAACATCCGGATGCCTGACGGCTCCGTTGTACCGTGGGATATGGCAAACCAGCCGAAACCCGATGCTGTCGGGAACGATGCCCGCACGGGGTTCCTGTGGAACTGCTACACGTCCAGCCTCGGTAAGTTCTTCCAGAACACCATCAAAGGCGGGGTTGTGGCGGCTATCCACCGTATCCATGACAAGGAGATCCCACGGTATGACAAGGATGCCTATACCTGCACGGATCCCCGCGTGATGTGCCTTGACAAGATCATCAAGGACACCGTCCGGGAAGTTATCGCCGATAACGACCGTGAACGTAAACAGAAAATCGCGTTCATGATCTGGGACATTTTCAAGTTCATTGGTCTGAAAGAGGACATCTTCTATCGCCCGCGTATCCTGCAGGCAGCTGTGAAGGTTGCTCACAAGATCATAGAGAACGAAGAACTCCTTTCCAGCGTCACTGAGCCCGAAGCCTACAACCTCGCCCGGTTCGGCGGGATTGACGGGCACGACTACAACGGCACCTTTTCAGACATGGATCCGGAACGCCGGGCACAACTCCCGAAGAACTGGACGGGGTTACCATGACCGACGTATCCGGCAACCTTCTGGCAAATACCACATACACGATCAGTTCCACCGGGACGATCACGTATGATATCTGGGTCATTCTTGCAGCTCAGGCAGCGGCACAGATCGCACTCGATGATCCCTCAGGTCTTCTATCATCAGAACAGAGCAACACCGCACAGGCGTATTATGTGGCGCATCTGATCCAGCTCCGGCAGGGATTGGGCGGTAAAATCTCTGAGAGCGGGATCGGCAGGTATGGGTATTCGCGCGGAAGCAATGCCGGATTAACCGCATGGCTTGATATGTATCATGGGTTCCTGAACGGTATCCAGAATGCACCAGTTGACCTCACCAGCTCAACCTATACCGATGGGATCACCCGCGACGACAAGAACATGAACGGCCTCTCACTCGACCAGAGCACACCGTATGATCTCGAAAGTGAAACGAGGGACGAATGATCATGAAAGAATCGGAACGCGACGAGCTTCTGATCCGTATCGATGAGCGTACCGAAAGAATGGAGAAAGCCGTCACCGATCACGAGACCCGAATCCGCTGTGTAGAGGGCAATTTCTTCAAGATGTTAACTGTAGCTGGATTCATAGGTTTCATCTCAGGCTGGTTCGGTAAAACATTTGGGGGATCTTAATGGGCCACCTCACCCCCTCCCTGAACCAGGCGATCACCTTTGAGAGTTTCAACTCTATCGACAGCAACGGCGATACTTCCTACAACACCGGCGTTTCATATCCGGCCCGGATCGAGCGCCGTATCAAGAGGGTGACAACGCTCCAAGGGCAGGAGGCGGTGAGCAACACCCTCATTATCCTCGACGGGAATGTCTCGCTCGATGAGTTCGGGCGGGACCGGATCACCCTGCCGGTCAACATGGGCAGCAAACAGCCGATCATTCTCTCCATTGAGGATGCCCGCGACCAGAGCGGAGTAAACGACCATTGGGAGGTCAGCACGTGACCGGATCAAGTGAGCGTTGGATGGGGGCCGTCACCTATTCTGAGGATACCCCTTATGGGCTTGGACCAAATGCAACATACTTCAACAGCCCCGGCTCAGTTGAAAACTATCTTTCATGGATCGGCGGCGCCGGATCGGGATCCCGTGGGGAAGCCCCAACAAAGGACCGGCCCGCATCAGTCCAGATCACCGGAGAAGCGGAAGTCCTTGCCAACCTCTCACATATCCTCTCCGCAGCACCGAAACGGGCAATGAAACGGCTTGAACAGAACTGCGAGTACATCCTCTCGGAATCGAAGAAAGAGGCTCCCTGGGATACGACGCACCTTATGCAAACGGGAACGGTTGAACCGCTACCGGAAGGTGATGGGTTCCAGATCGGATACAACACACCTTACGCAGAACGACAGCACGAGGATATGACGTTCCACCACCCGAAGCCCGGCGCCAAGGCAAAATACCTTGAAGATCCGGCAATGCGGATCGCCCCGACCATTGCGGAAGATATCGCAGAGTCCTTAAAGGAGCTGCTGGCATGACGGTTGAAGCAGACATTGCGGCGTATCTTGCCACGGGTGGATTCGGTACGGTTGGCACGTCAATCTTTGTGAACACGATGCCGGCCACCCCGGATAACTGCATTGCGGTATCGGTCTATGCTGGCAGCCCCCCGGAGCGAACCCACGACAGCCCAGGGAACGATAACCCTTCGGTCCAGGTCCGCGTCCGGAACATGAACGCCGGGACCGCTCGCACGAAAGTCGAACAGGTTTATAATTATCTTGATGGTATCACCAACACGACCATCGGTAGTACGTTTTACCTGGGGATCTTCGCTATTAACAGCGGGCCGATCCCGATGGGGAAAGATGAGAACGGACGGACGGAGTACACGCACAACTTCGCCGTGAAACGGAAGAGGTAACTGAAATGGGAGAACTTGGAAAGGGAACCACCCTCAAGGATGGGACCAGCAACGTGATCGCTCTGATCTCACGGATCGGAGCGTTCGGTGTAACGAAAGACGACATTGAGAAAACGACTCACGATATCTCAGGCAACTGGAAGGCGTTTATGGCCGGTCTCGGAGATGCCGGAGAAATCCCGGTAACCTGTGACCTGTCGGGCAACGATACCGACGGCCAGATCGCGGCTCTTGCCGATTGCATCGCCGGCACTGAAGATACCTACACGATCACGCTCCCGAACTCGGAAGCATCAACGTTTGTGTTCCGGGGCTACGTGAAATCCTACAAGATCGACCCGCAGATCAACGGGACAATAAAACTGGATCTCGTGTTCCGCACAACTGGAAGCACTGCATACCCTGGCCCTGTATTCACGGTGTAATTGAATGGACCGATCCGTTCCGTTCGTGATGGGGGAAGGTACCTGTCTGAGGCTTGACCGGGCTGACATCAAAGCCATTGAGAACGAGCTTGGGATAGGCTACCCTCATTTTATCCGTGACGGTATCTTTGGAAGCCTGACCGCAAACGAGGCGTTTGTCTGGCGGGGGCTCCGGAAGGAAAATCAGAAAGGCGAGCTCGATCACGTGTTCCCGCTGAACCCAGCCGGAAAAGAGCAGGCGGGTAATGCCATCATGGAGTACCTGCAGGGGAACGGCACGACCGGAGACCTGAACCGGGCGGTAATGGATACCCTGTTCTCCTGCGGGCTGTTCAAGCGAACCAAACCGGACGAGCAGAAGCCGGCACCGGGTGACGCACCAAAAAACTTGACGACCTGATGGCTGAGGTTATCCCGCAAGCCATCGGGTTAGGAATTGAAGAAACGCAGACGTGGACCATGACACCGAAAGAGATTATCAGGGCAATCGAAACGCGAGCAAAGCAGGCACGGAACAGCCTGCGGGCATTCGATATCCACCTTGCCCGGCTGACGGCGTTCTATGGCGCGGCTCATGGTGTTAAGAACACCAACCCGGAGGATTATCTGACACTATCTCCGGAACCTGAAGAGAAGAAAGAACCCGTTCCGCAATCTCCAGAACAACAGGCATATCTCCTGAAACTGTTTGCGGCGATCCGGGAACGAGAGGATAAAAAACGGATGGCGCACCATGGCTGATGCTGGTAGTATCTGGATTTCCCTGAGACTCAAGACCGATGAGTTCACCCAGGGCATTGACAAAGCAAAGGTTAAGCTGACCGGATGGAGAGATGCAACCAACGAAGGTACTAAAGATATGGCGAAATGGGGGGCTGCTCTCACAGCCACGGTTGGCCCGGCACTCGCGGCCGCTGGTGCTGTCTACGCCCTTCAGCAGAGATACGGCGCCATGGCTGATCAGATCCTTGATCTCTCAACATCCACCAATATCGGGGTTGAAAAAATCCAGCAGATGCAGCGGGCGGCTATCCTATCAAATACTAATTTCGAAACAGTTGAGATGGGACTTAACCGGCTGTCTCTCTCAATTGAGGCGGCGGGTGATAAGTCGTCCGGAGCGGCGCAGGCGTTCGCAAAGATGGGGATTGATCCGACAGGCAAATCTCTCGATCAGGTATTTGAAGAGACCACAACCGCTCTTATGGGGATGGAGAGCACAACAGACCGGAACGCTGCAGCCATGGCGATTTATGGTAAGTCCTGGTCGGAACTCATCCCATATATGGAAACTTACATTGAGAAGAAGAAGGAAATCCAGAGTTCCCCGACATTCTCAAAGCAGGAATTGAAAGACCTTGAAGATGCAAAGGTCGCATGGGATGATCTCGGCAACAGCGTTACGATCTATTCTGGAAAGGTTCTAATCTCAGCACAGAGCGGCCTTGCATTCATGGAAACGATGAACCAGGCATACGGGAAATTAACCCGTGGTGATATTGGGGGGTTCATCGGTGCTGCTGGTGATTACCGTTCCGAACAGATCCAGAAAGAACAGCAGAAGTTAAAAGACCTGCTTGCGGAGAATGCGAAGGCATCAACACCCGGAGTAGATACTGCAGGGGGATCCGATTGGGCCTACGCTCTTTTCGGGGGGGAATCCGCAGGGAAATCTGATAACGCAGTGGATAAGATCGAGAATCTTACCAAAGCAATGAAAACGTATAAGGACGCTCTCAAAG